CCGTTAGAGCCAGGATGGAAGTATGTGGGACTTTCTGAGGCTTATGATATTGTACGTGATCAAAATAATGTAAGTTTGTCCGAGCAAGTGAAGATTGGTGCAGGAGATGATTTCGTAAGGAAGATGATGAACAGAGACCCATCTTACCACAATGTAGGTGAAGGATGGAAATACAGAAAGACCACATGAAGAAACTGTTTGAAAGAGAGATAAGCATTTACGAGAGCCTGTATGATGTGGATTCAAGTCATGTGATAACTGTAGGTCAGGCTCTTGGTCGTATCAAGAAAGGTAAGAGCAAGGATAAGGTTGAGCAGATACGTAGACTTGGTAGTGGTAAAGAACGTGATAGTGTTAAGAAGAGTCTGCCATCTCCGTTGTTCTCTGGTGTGTTCAAGTCTCGTAACGACAACAACATCATCTCATACACTGGTCTGATATGTTTGGACTTTGATCACTGCAAGATAGTTGAGAAGATGTCCGAGCTGAAGAGGAATAAGTACGTGATCGCCTGTTGGGTTTCTCCGAGTGGAAATGGAGTGAAGGCTTTGGTAGAGGTGTCGCAACCAGAAAGACATCTTCAGCACTTCGATGCCATGCTTGAGGACTTCAAAGACCTTGACCCTACAGGAAGGAATCTTAGTCGTGTATGTTTCGAGTCGTATGATCCAGATATGTACATTGCTCGTAAATGGGAGGTGTATGACAGGATGATTGAGAAGGTGTATGATGCCGTTCCTGTCAAAGTAACAACCGAGAACAGTATCTACGAGAAACTCAAGAAGTGGATGATAAACAAGGGTGAGGGATTCTTTGAAGGTAACCGTAACAACTTCGTATTCAAACTTGCCTGTGGATGTCTGAGGTTCGGGCTTTCGAAAGAAGAGATAAGAAACCCAATGATAGGCGATTTCTGCGGAGGTTCATTCACTGTGAAGGAATTGGATATTATCATAAACTCGGTCTACAGAAACTACGCATCAGATTTCGGTACTGCTGAGTTCACTGACGATGACAGACTCATACACACAGTAACAAGGGAAAGCATTGAGCAGCAACTTGAGTCGTTGGATGGTCCGCTTGAAGATGTGATATACCTGAACGACATCTTTCCTGATATGTTAAAAGACTTCCACTCTGGTAATCAGAAAGGAGAAACAACTCACTTCACAGGAATTGATGAAAGATTCAGATGGTGTAGGGGTGAGATAACAATTGTTGGAGGAATAGGAAACTTTGGAAAGTCTACGATGATGCTACAGCTAATGCTTATGAAATCATTGATGGATGGATATAAGTGGGCAGTATTCTCCCCAGAGCAGTATCCACCAAAGTTCTTTTACAATCAGTTGATTCATGCTATGGTAGGAAAGTCACCATACAAGCATCATCACAATCAGATGTCTGAGGATGAGTATAGAAAGGCAGCAGAGAAGCTGAACGATAAGTTCTACTTCATATACCCTGAAAAGGAGATGCCGAGTCAGGAGTACATCAATAGAAAGTTCGTTGAGGCTATGATAAAGCACAACATAGATGGATGTATGATAGATCCGTTCAATGCGATATACCGAGATAGACGGAATAATCTACGTGATGATCAGTTCTTAGAAGACTTCTTCCGAGTGCAGAAGAAGTTCGCATTAGAGAACAACATCTACATGATTATCGTAGCACACCCTAACAGTTCCATACAGAAGGATGAAAGAACAGGAGACTACAAGTGTCCTAGGGTATATGACTTCGCAGGTGGCGCAATGTGGAACAACAAGGCAGATAACATCATCATGTTCCACCGACCATATTACAACTCACAGCCACAGGACTCAACATCTCAGTTCATCTCTCAGAAAATCAAGAAGAAGGAACTCAATGGAACAACTGGGGAATGCATATTGACATACAATGTTATGAACGGAAGGTTTTACGATGATGACATAAACCCTTTGGAGCGTGACAAACATGAGTACGTTGTTAACAGTCAAGCGATGCGCCAAGCGAGGATGCTAGATACTGATGATGATACGGATGTTCCATTTTAGAACTCAATTACATTACGACCTGACCAATTAAATTAGCAAAACAAAAACAAAAGAAAGATGAAGAAAAGCTGGGTAACAAAAATCAAAGACAGAACCCCTGAGTGGTTTGAGTACAGACAGAATGGGTTAGGAGCATCATCTGCCGCCATCGTGTGTGGATTGAGTCCGTACAAACCTACAAAGATGCAGTTGTTCCACGAGAAGGTAGGAACTATGGAGCCAGACAGAACAATGTCTGCACCTGCATTTCATGGAATACATCAAGAGGCTTATGTAGCGAATCTTTGGAAGTATTACGATGGAACTGAAGATGGATACATGGACAACTTTGAACGTGGAGAAATCATAAGAAAAGCAAGTGAACTTGTTGGATTCGTACAGAACCCAAAGTACCCACATCTGTACTGCAACCTGGATAGGGTTATTGAGAAAGGTTCACGCAAACTTAACGATGACGGAACTCTATCTGACGAGATAACAACAACGCCATGTCCGTTGGAAATCAAGACGATGAATGGATTCGTCTACAAGAAATACGATGGTGTTCCTGATATGTACATCATACAGGTTCATCAGCAGATGATGATAATGGAGTGCGACTATTCTGAGATAGCCATACTTATCGATGGAAGAGGATTCAAGGTGTTTCCAATAGAGCGTAACGAGGATATTGTAGACATGATAGCCGAAAGAACATACGAGTTTTGGAGTCGTGTTCTTCAGGGTAGACAGGCTCTTATTCATGCTGAGATAGCTAAAGATGAGGATGACTTTGAGACGTATAACGACTACATGGGAGTCATACAGCAACTTGAACCTGAACCTGACGATAATGAACACTACTCTGAGTTTCTATCTGACACTCACGTAGTAGAGCAGGAGATAATGATGGGGAATGAAGATCTGCTTGGTCAGGTACAGCATCTTCAGACAGTTAAGGAAATGATCAAGCAACTCGAAAAGGAGAAGCGTGAACTTGAGAACAAGGTAAAGAACGAGTTCAGAAAGGAGTCTGTTGAGAAGATAGAGTTTCCTGGTCATGGATACATGAGATACTACCAACGAGCGAATAATAACACCAAGATGTTGGATGTAAGAATCACCAAGCCTGACGAGTTCGTTATCGGAGTTGAGCTGGAAAAAATCGACAGAGAAGTAGGTTATATCATTTAATTATAATACATTAGCACCATGGAAAAGTTAGTAAAGTTACAAGCAGAATTGAAGTCACCGAAGAATCAGGTCAACAAATTCGGTGGATATAAATACCGTAACTGCGAGGATATCCTTGAAGCGGTAAAGCCACTACTTGATAAGCACGGTCTTGTGCTTAACATAACAGACTCTATTGGAGAGTTATGCGGTATCCCATACACGGAGTCTACAGCAAGCATATTCGACCCAAAGAAACCTGAAATTGTAGTGACATCTAAAGCACAGGCAGGTATAGACCCTAACCAAAAGGGGATGAGTATTGGGCAATGCTTTGGAGCTTCATCATCATATGCTCGTAAGTATGCGTTGAATGGTCTTCTTCTGATTGACGATAATAAGGATCCTGACGTAACAAATAATCACTCCAAGACAACACCAAGAAAAACAACTACGGTTGAGAAAAAGGCAGGTGATAAGAAAAAGGTTGTAGCAGGAACAGCAGAGTACAATAAGCTTTTAGAGTGGATTCAAACACCTAAAGGTTCAATAGAGAAAGCACTTGAAATGTACGACATTGACAAGGCTACAGAGAACATAATCCGTAAATCAATTAATCAATAATAAAATGAGTTCAGTGAACAAAGTGATTCTTTTGGGTAACATAGGAAAAGACCCAGAGGTAAGAGAAACAAAGGCAGGTAATATTGTCAATCTCACAATGGCTACGTCAGAAAAATACACTGACAAAAGTGGTCAAAAGCAGGAGAATACAGAATGGCACAATCTTGTTGTGTTCGGTAAACTTGCAGATGTTGTTGCCAAGTATGTAAAGAAAGGTGACAAACTGTACGTTGAGGGGAGTATCACTACAAGGAAGTGGGAAGATAAGGAAGGTAACACACGATACACTACAGAGGTTAAGGTACGTGATCTTACAATGCTTGGTGGGGCAGAGAAGAAATCAACTCAACCAACAGCAGTAGCGGTCGGTGATGACGAAGATGATCTTCCGTTCTGATAAGTGTCTGATTTTCAATTAGTTAGAAAGCCCTGTCGTAATGATGGGGCTTTTTATTATCTTTAAATATGGCTTACACTAGAAAGATAAAACTGAAGATAACCGATGAGGTGTACGAGAAGATGCAGTCTCGTAATCAGTTATGGACAAG